CTTTGTGGTGAGGAAGGATTTCCTCCCTCGGTTGATCCACTTACACCTAAAGTTATGATAGTTTTCCTCAATTTTAGGAAGAGACCAAATACCCCCAAAAATGGTGATTTGCGTGAGCGCAATTTTGCGCTTTCCTTGAAACATAAGGGAATTCAAGGATACTCATGCTATGAGTACCCTCAATAGTAATGAGGGTGTTTCGATTATCGAAATACCCTTTTCGTCAAAATTGACGATAACCACTATCTGTGGATGTATTCAAATCTGAATGTATCTTACTCCTCACTTTTGAGGTATCAAATTTCAGGCAAAAAAAAATAAGGGGTGTGCCCAAAACTGGACACACCCTTTTATGCTTCTCATTTTTGAGAAGCTTTATTTTTATACCACGAAAGTTTCGTTGTTATTTTACTGACTCTGCTAATGCCGCATGACGCGCTGCACACTCATTACCTTTTGCAACTGTATCAACAGCCCAAAGCAATGCATCCTTGCCTGTGCTTCCTTCCAGATAGCTAAACTTAGGACAAGGTTCCAGTAGGTTAGCTGGTATTACCGGCTTCGATAAGACTGTTGATCTGCTGCACCCCATCATCATCAATACAGCGATTGAGATAAACAGGATGCTCCACGATCTTTTGCACTGTACGTGTAACTGTTTCGACTTTTGTGCGTTGTTCTGATCTAAGTTTTTCATAATCAGCGCTCACTTTATTTACTATATTTTGCTGTTTTGCTAAAGCTTCAACTTGAGCCCGTTCGATTTTCTGTATCTGCTCAAAACATTTTTGGTCAGCTATTTTGAGTTGGCCAGTTCTATAATTCAGAACAGCCAATGCAATTAATAAAAAAAAGGCGAGAAAACCAATAATGATCTCTCGCCAGAATTTTGCAGCCACTACAATCCACATCATTGCGCCCCCATGCATTTGTCATAACGCTCAAGCTGTCTAGTCCAAACGCCATAGCAGCGATTTGAACGTATTGAACAATCACGCTTTGCGACATACTTATATTTCAACAGTGAAGCACAGGCAGCTTTGTAATTACCTGCCTTTAAGTTTCTCAACATTGACGAGTTGGCAAAAGCTGTTGTGCCGTATTGATATGAAAAATCCAAGTAAACATCATATTCAGTTTGTGAAAGCTTCACTCCATTTAAACTGTTTTTAAATTGAACTTCACGCTTGGCAACGTCATTACGCAACCATTTATCAGCCGTTGTTCTAGTGATGGCTGGATCAGTCATTTTGACTGCTGACCCATCGGGTTTAAATGTGGACCCATGACCCTGAGTTGGTCTATCACCAGGAACAGGAATAACCGGCTTTGCAGTGAACCCCTCATCTAATTTTATGGCCGAAAAAAAAGCAGCCGAAGCTGCTAAAAATAAAACCGAATATTTAGTCTTGTTTGACATTGCAATCACCTTTTAAATTTTTGATTCGTAATTCGTACTCGGCCTTCCTGAACTCATGTTCAATCTTTTCACGGCGATTTTTCTGCACTGCAAAATAGAATTGAATAGCTAAACCAATGGCCGCTATGATCAAGCCACCCCACGCGAAAACATCTACTTTTGCCACGAATCCCAAAAAAGATACCCCCCCGCTGCTCACTGTAATTTTCTGACTTATTGCTACAGCACTTGCCTCTACTGCCGAAGTTTCGGACATTTCTACTCTCCCAAAAAATAGAAAAGCCCCTTAATGGGCTTTTGAATTTTTGATTAGTTATTCAATAAAAATCCTTGGAATTTCTTTGCACAGAGTTCTGTACCTTTCGCATTTGGGTGCACTCCATCAGTCAAATATGTTAAAACCGTTTGAATGTTAATCCCGCTTGTTCGATAAAAGTCGAATATTGGCAGATGATATTTATTTCTCAACTCCAATAGTGCATCTATATATGCAATGTACGGCTTTCCATCAGGATCAGGCAAAGTGTCACTGTTTTGCTCTGGCCTATCTGGGTTTGGAGTTTGGAACCAACGAGTCCTAAACGTAGGAGATACAAACATAATTTGAATATGCGGGTATTTAGCTTGTATTTGCTCGACAATGTAGCAAATTGCCCCCTTAAATGTTGCCCCCGTTTCATCTGCTACAAAATCTTCACCAAGTGGGGTAATTGAGTAAATATCATTTGTTCCGAAAGCGATAACAATATAATCAACAGCCGTCCAATCAGTAGCAACCATGGCATTAATTTGAGGCATATTGTCATCATTAAGATTGTCACGCACCCATTCACCACCAGCAATTACATCTGTCCAATCACCTGTATTAATTGCCTTTGCAAAGCGATACATGGCATTTTTATCACGGCCTAACGGACTATCAGGATATTTAGACATAGTATGGCTAGCAAAACCAAACTTGAGCAATGTTGCACCTAAAGCAGCTGCAACACGGACAGGATACGCACCAGATGGCTCAATCAAAGAATCACCAAAAACTGCAATTTTCTTTCCTTTGTATGGTGAATTGATCGACTCAACTGTTGCGATTTCCTTCCACGGCTGAATTGGATTTGAGCCTTGCTTGGTTCTATAAAACTTACGTCCAAACCATGTCGTATATTCTTGGATAATAAAGCCACCACCATCCTTGACTTCTAATTTTCCTGCCCGCGTATCAGGATAATTATTTGCAAGTGTTGCGTTAGCGTCTGAAGGTTGCTGATAAATTCCAAGAGTTAAAACTGCGTTTAAATCCTCTGTTGATAAATTCGGCTTTCGAGAGAGTGTTTCTTCTATTTGTGCCTGAGTTGCAATTTTTTTCCAGACAGTAAAGTTGTTTGTAGTGTATTTAGTACGCCAGTACTTATTCCCTACCCAAGTTATATATACCTGAACAGTGAAGTTAGTATCAGTTTGGTACACTTTTAAAATACCTGAAGCCGAATCTTCAGGATATCCATTTGCTATAGAACCATTTTGATTTGATGGCTGTCGGTAAATACCTCTATCTAGTATTGAATTTAAGTGCTCGGTTACAAGATTTGGTTTAACAATTAAGGCTTTGTTATCTAAATTCGCAACAGTTGAGACCTCTTGCCATAACTGAATCGGATTTGTACCTTGTTTTGTTCGCCAAAACTTTCGCCCGAACCAAGTGGTGTATTCTTGAATAACGAAACCACTACCTTCAATTACAACAAGTGTCCCAGCCCCATTCGTTCCAATGGGGTAATTATTTGCAGTTGTTGCATTTGCATCAGAAGGCTGACGATAAACACCCCGTGTTAAAACATCATTAAGATTTTCTGTTCCTAAGTTTGGCTTTACTACAAGGGCATTGCTGTTTACATAGTTTTTAGCTTGGTCTAATTCGCTTAAACCAGTGTCAGCCCAAGAACTACCATTCCAATACCATATTTTTTTTGTATCTAAAGCTTTAGCCGCTTTCTTTGGAACAGTTGGAACACTAGCCAAAAGTGCCGCTTCAGTTAAAAAAGGCTCAAATCCACCCGTTTGAATTACTTGATAAAGAGCTTTCGCCATAGATGGGTAAACACGGCCTAAGCGTGAGGTTATGTTTGTTTGGTTAACCACATCAACGTGTTTTTGGAACTCTTGAGCGAGTTGTTCTAAAGTTTTTTCAGTCATTACTGATTCCTTTTAAAATATTGAATGCATTGGAAATTGATTTCGCTTTTTCGGTTTCATCCTCTGACTCGCTCAAAAGATGACGCAAGCCCTTGCTAGCGATGACAGTGGCTTGCGCTTTTGAAAATCCTGACTCTCTCAAGAATTTTTCAAATTCTGCTAAGGTCGGTAATTCACCGTCCTGTAATTTCGATTTGACCGAGCTGATCAATGAATTTGGATTTGATGGAAAAGAAACAATAGAACCCTCAACCAGCTCCAACTCTTTAAGCTCACGGATCATGGTTTGTGGGTCTTGATTGGCCAGAATAGTGATATAGCCAATTGACATGCCGTCAATTGCTTTGACCTTCATTAATGCGTATGTGGATCTAGCACGAGCAATGTCTGAAATCAGTAATCGACCTTCAACATAAAGCCCTTTCTCGTCCTCACGCATAAGGGTGAAAACCCCAATAGGTTCATCGGGATCGTGATTCCAAAAGATTGCCGGGTATTTTTCTTTGGCTTGCCATGACTCAATTGTCTTGAGAAAAGCACCTTTGCGAATCACATCCCCGTGTGAATCAATATTGTCAAAAACAGCAAGATAGCCCGAAAAAAAACCGTCCTCTTGGACGGTCTGTTCTTGCATCTTGAAATAAACTTTATTCATATTCACGTTTTATCCTCCTGATCGGACAAGCTAACCATTTGCATCTGAACCATTAGCTCATCACCACCATCAAGTGGTGCAAGGTCCTCTAATGCGCGGACCTCGTTCCGAGTCATCACCCCGTTTTGAATCATGTTTGTATAGAAACCTGATCGAGTTGCGCTATCAGCTCTCAATAAACCCTCAACCACAAATTTTGCCCGGTATTTGTATTTTTCACTTGGTAGAAATAACTTTCGGGTCATCGTTTGTTCGCAACGAACTAACAAAGGATTAAGTGAGTAAGTTAAGAAACCGCGATTTGTCTGTTCTAAACTTGATTGCCATGAGCTTGATTTACTTGTGTGGCCAATCAGTGGCGGCGGCACCCCATAGGCTCGGCAAATCTCCTCAATACCAAAGTACCGAGACTCAAGTAACTGGGCATCAATCGGATTAATTCGGATGCCTTTTGCATCGGCAACCTTCATACCCGCTTCAAGTACCATGAATTTTCCAGCATTTTCAGGTTTGCTGAACTCGGCTAAATGTTCTCGTAAGCGTTTTCGCTGTTCGCCTGTTAATGTTTGCTCGCCTGTTTCCAGAAACCCACCAACTTTAAGACCATTTTTAAACCAGTCTTGTGCTTGGTTATTCGCATCAAACTGCATTCCAATTGTTTTTGCAGCATATTGAATGGGTGACAAACCAATAAGACCATCAAGGGTGAAGCCTTTAAAGTGTAGAATCTCATCCTCTGAATAAATGGTAACCTTTCCACTTTCGGTGTAATGAAACTCTATCGCACCTGCTGCATTCCGCTTTACAACCATCTCGCTTGGGATTAATGGCTCTAAAGCAATAACCTGTTTCTGGGCATTTAGTGAAATATAGTTATAAGAATTACCCCATAAATCCATGCAAGCAATCTGCACCTGCCAAAACTCACTAGCACACATATCTGCATTCGGTGAATCATGCAAAATTCGGTATAGGTAATGATCTACAGCTACACGCTTTTTTTCATCATAAAGCTGTAGTGGTAGTGTCGAGATTGTCTCAGCTCTGAGCTTTACACAGGCCCATACTGCAGATAGTTTCAAAGATGTTTCAGGAGTGACAACCGCACCGCCTGACGACAAATAACTGTCAAACGGATAGGACGAATCACCTTTTTTTAAATGAGTGCTTCCTGTCAATTTTGACCAGAAGCGCGACCAAAGGCCCTGCTCTTGTGCGGTACTCATGCTATCACCACATCCTCTAAATATTCGTCAAGATCAACTTTTTTGGCTGGATCTGGACTGCCAGACATAAGCGCCACGGCGTTAAAAAGGGCAATGACTGGATCAATCTTGCCTTTGCCTGACTCTTGTTTAGTAATCATTAATGCATTGCCTGAGAGCTTCCCTTTTCCATGCTCACCGAAGTTACTATGGGCTGCTTGTGAAGGCCCACCACCACACCTAATGCATGGCAGCTTTCTGATTGCAGCTAATCGCTTTGTATCACGCATGAAGATTACTTCTGATATTTCTTACTTGTTGTTTATGACGTTGAATCTTGGCATCAATGGCTAACATTTCTTTTTCATTCATCAAGCCACGTGAAAGACTTTGTAGCTTTTCTATTTCATTGCATAATGCGTTTAGATTCTTCTTCGCTTCGATTGTGTCCATGTCTAACCCATTATTAATCTATAAGCACCATAGACAGCCAAACCAAGGACTAAAAGAATGGCCCCTAAACAGATACATCCATGTATGTCTGCATCACGGTCAGCCTTTCTAATTCTTTCTTGCATTCTTTTTGAATAGTCATCCATTTCAATACTCCAATAAAAAAGCCCCACCGAAGCAGGGCATAAAGAGGAAACTGGATTGCCACAGTGGTCTCAGTACTGTGGCCTACTGCTACTTAACACTACTCACTTCTCAAAGTTAGCTATTGATTGGCTTTTGTGTCTTTCGTTCTCTTTGGGCGGGGTGTCACCCACAACTGGTGGCTCTGAGGCTAACTCAATCTGTGACGAAATCAGATTGGATTCAAACCATTTACGCAGGTTTCCGCATCTCACGTGCTGCCTTTTTACAGACAACAAAAAAGCCCACCTTTCGATGAGCTTTTTATTTTTATTGTATTTTTTGATCACTTTCAATCATTATAAAAGCCATTATCCCAAATCATTTTTGAGAATCTAAACACCGTTGCTTCAGCTCTTGCATCGCACTAGGGGGCATTGGAGCAGCCTTTTTGCTATGATAAAAAGTACACTCTTGACTTTCCACTTCAGGGGCACGCTGATAGTTTGCACACGCGGAAATAAATATTGCCATAATACTTAAAGCAATTAATTTCATAGCTTTTCCTTAAATTTAATTGATTTTAGTTTACTTGAAGTTTTATTTAAAAGCTAACGTTGCTTCTCGGATACTCGATTCAAAAACGCAAAAAGCCCATCAAACTAATGACAGGCTTTAATCTGGTTTCACCTTCTTGCTTATGTTGCAAGGGTTACTCCCTTTGTTGCTTCGTACCGTACAACTACACTACGTGCTACTGTACACTAAATTTAACACTACCTTTGATCAAGGTCAATACTTAAGCATATTGATTTGCATACTTTTTAAATCGGTATGCATCATTACTGCGCCTAAATATCTGAACGATCTTAAGCAGGTTCTTTTCTTTGAAAAATACATTACCCTTTTCAATGAATCTTTTAAGCTCATCAAACTTCCCATTGTACTGGCGAAGCTGTTTTAGCACCTTCTTGAAATCTTCATTTCTCATGCCAACAGGATTTTTCAAACTACAAAATAACTGCTCAAAGTATACCTTTAAGGCTTCGGCATTGTGCCACTCAAAGACTACGGGATATACCCACAACAAGCTGCTGCACCTCCATTGCTTCATCATCGGTGATTAAGCAAGTTTTATCTTTGCCCGCAAATGGTAGGTAGAAGTCCTCATTGCAGAAATACGATGCAATTATGCTGTCGCTTGCCTCTTGATTAAACTTTACCTTCGCCTCTTTGATAGCGTTATACAGCGGGCTTAATTGAGTGCATTTAAAACCAATTGCACCCTGAACATCTGCTTGCCAGTATCCAAACTGATACAACCACTCGGTCAGAGTGAATTTAGACCAATCAACCTTATCAATCTTTTTAAGTTGTGCATTCATGATCAGCTCACCTCACCCAAACTGTTTAATTTCAAAACTGCTGTTTCTTCTTTCAGACCAAAAAGCTCTATACCCTTATCATCACCAAGGGGTTGCAAATGCTCTTGTCTGTAAATCATGCAATCAGCCTTAGTTACTCCATCTCTAAACAACAAATCATCCCCCTCAACGATCCAAGCGTTTGTTTTTACCTCGCCATCATCAAAAAAAAATACATCTCGATATTCGACAAGTCGAACTGTGCAGCCTAAATTGTGCGGGCTGTTGTCATATCCAATAATTAAAGCTAATCCACCAACTTGCAGTCTATTCATCACATCAAATACTCCTTTCCGCACTGATGACAAACGATCAGCTTGCTAAAGAAATTGTTAGATACTGGTAGATTGGTGCACTCACACTTCTGGCTATAAGCTTTGATCAAATAGTCCAGATTATCGAGTTGGGTTATTATTTGCGGCAGACCCTTGTTTCTCAGGTTGGAAACGTGATCTTTAACATGTCCCTTAAACTCAAGCATTCGCCCTAATGATTGATCATGCTGTTTGATGATCTTGTGTTGATGATTCACCAGCCACTTCAGTTGATTCATGCCGCTTTGCGTTGCTTCTGCTTCCGCTGCGGACTCATCGGCCTGAATATCCTTCGCTCTGGTTTTCTTAATCACTGCTTCCTCAAAGCGATTTAAGAGGCCGTAAAGAGGCAGGTGGGCAAGATAGCCTTCGACTACATCACCAATCATTACCCCCCCTTGGTCATCGGATTTCTTTTTAATTCCAATGGCCTTTTCCATTTCTGCACGTAGTTCACGATATTCACCCAAAGCATCTGCATAGGCGTCATGATCTACTAACCATTGATTTGTAGTCATTCTTCCCCCTCTGCAGCCAATAAAATTGCGACTGCATGCACTGCAAGTTGTTCATGGGGAACGTTATTCTTAATGTCCTCAATAAGATTTAAGGCCATGTCTTTAATAATATGAAGATCGATAAACTCGTTATTTTCAAGTTCTTCAAGCTGCTGCACCTGGGCGATAACACGGCGGAGTTTTAAGCTTAATTTTGTGCGTGACTTGCGGTTATGTTCTGGGTTTTCGACATCCAATCCGCGTGAAAGTGAGCTAAGGTTGCACATTAATTTTGATGGTTGAGTCATGTTCTTATGCTCCAAATACGGAATTAAGGTCGATGTTGAATACAGCCATCCATGCCTTTTGATGGTATGAATTGACTTCTGAAAAGCGTTGATCTTGGGCAACTGCTTTACGAATAGAGATGTTGTTTTGTTTGCTGAATTTGCTCAAAGCACGACCTTCAGCACTGCTAAAGTTTGTCTTGAGCTTGTTATTAACGGCGGCAACGGTAGCGAACTCTTTTGATTCACCTAATTGCATTTTGAGGCGATCAACCTCTTTAGACTTGGCAGATAAACGACCCAGCGCCGTGGCTTCACGGGTACGGCTTATTTGTGCTTTAGTAGCAATAGCTTGATCGCGCTCTATGTAAGCTAACTGTTTGGCTTCAAATTCATTTGCCCATGCTCGTGCGGCTTCAGGAGGGTTTGAGAAGTCAGGCATTGCAATAACATTGCCAGCAACTTGTTTTTCCAGCTCATGCCAGCGCTTTACCAAGGCTGCTGTAAACTCAGGACAAAGCTGCGCAACCACTGTAATCGAGTCTAACTCCCCTTGCTCACCTTCAAAAACATAAGTCTCGCTTATAACTTTATGACCTAAGTTATTGATTTTTTCGACATTCACCAACGGTGGGAGTCGAATCACCCCCTTATCAGCAAGGCGTTCGATTGAGCGCTTCACGCTATCGGGACGTGATTGCACTAGCTCTGCAATCTCAAGATGCGTCATGCTCTTTTGGTTTGCATTGCCTAAATTTTCTGCTAATATTGGTTTATTCATTTTGGTTCTCCAAAACACAAAACCGCCTCTGCTGTAACAGATGGCGGTTTTAATTTTTTATGCATGGGGTAAAGTTTTCTAAAAGCAATTCAGGATGCTCAAGACGCTCTTTTGCGGGAATACCCCTGATAGTCCAATTTTGTACACGTTGAACGTGATAGCCCAATGTGTTAGCAAGAGCTGTAGCCCCTCCATGTTTCTTAATTAGCTCTCTATCTTTCTCAATACGACCCATTAAAACCTCCCTAATAAATCATTTTGATTGATTTAGTATACACACAATGATTTGTTAATCAATCATTTTGTTTTACACAAAATGTGTTAATATATGCCAAAATTGACCACAACCTTTTTTTGAGCATGTTATGAATAAGAAAGTTGTTCATCCAACAATGGAACGTGTGTATCAGGCAACTAAGCTAGAAGGCACTGATTTATCTAATGCCTTGGGAGAGACTCCTCAAATTATTTACAACTGGGAAAATAGAGGGATATCAAAAAAAGGGGCTTTTAAGGTCTCAACAAAATTCAATATTGATTTAGGGTGGATCCTTTCAGGTACTGGAACACCTCAAATTCAAGAAGTTTCACTTGAACCTATCCCGACACAAACAAAGCGTGGAGGCTGGGTGCCTGTTAAATCTTATTCTAAGATGGGTTATGACGGGTATTACACTGAAATGGGTTATGGCGGTAATGGCGGTGATGGCTATGTTCCTTCATTAACTGCAGGGCCAAATGCTTATGCAGTAAAAGGGACAGGTGATTCAATGTACCCAGCAATTAGACCTGGTTGGTATGTTGTTTGCGATCCAGACGCAACACCAACACCCACGGAATTTGTTGAGGTTCAATTAAAAGACGGTCGCAGGACAATCAAAGAGTTTATAGGAATTGTGGGGGAACTTATTCACTTGCTAGCTGTTAATGGCGAAAAGAGAACTACATTTGAGATGAGTGAAGTTGAAGCAATTGTTGCTGTTACTGATATCATCCCTCCTAGCAAGCATGTTCTTGATTACCCAGTTTACCCAATGCAAAATATATACTCAGATTAAATCCAAATGATTTAAAAAACCCGCTTCTTAAGCGGGTTTTTTATTGCATTAAAAAATCATTCAAAATGATTTAAAAACATCTTGACGATAATAAACAAAATGATTTATCTTAATTTACACAAAATGATTTATTTTGTATTTTAAACACAAAAGCCAGAGTCTTTGCCCTGGTCTTAAAATTTAACTTTTGTTCTGAAAATTTTGGTCGAGGATCAGAACAGAAGGTTATTAGGTGGGCGTATTATGAACAATTTAACACAAATCAGTCAAGGGCAAAATTTGCCTGAGACCAAGTTTCAAAAGCTTTTTGCCTTAATAAGCAATTCAAACTTACCTATCACTGGTTCAGCGGTTGCTGCAAATCTTTGTCAAATTTCAGATATATGTGAAGCCATCAAAGATGGTGATTTAAAGGCTAACACCTTGGATGCTGTGCTTGCATTAACCGAACAGCATCTTTATTCAATTGATTGTTTTATGGATTCTGCAATTTGTATCTATAGTTTTGTGGATTTCCAGAACTGTAAAAAATTAGCAAATGATTTACTACTGGCTATTCAGTCTTTTAAGTTCTGCACACTCACATCAGATGAAAAAAATGATTTTCTATTTGGTTTGTTTTTAAGTTCTTTGAAATTGGAAGAAAGAATTTACGCGCTTGATGCTGTGGTTAGACAAAATGAGGAGCGCATCAATGGATAATTCAAATTTAGAGTATCTTCGCTCACGCAATCCATCCAAAACCACAGCAATGATTCAAGAGCAATTAATTGCGTGGATGAATGATGAAAACACTTGCCACTACTTTGCAATCCAAATAAGTGGGCAGGAATTACATCCTTATGGAAAGTTGGGCCGCCCCTTTTACGAACTGGACCAGGCAATTAGGAAATTAGAGGATTTAAAAGAAAAACAGCCTGATTTGGACTTATATATTGGTTACGGGGCTTTTGATACAGATTTCCTAGATTTTGAAAGTGAAGATATTTCTATGCATGAGCGGATTTGGATAAACAAACATGACTGGAGAATCAGAAGGCTCAAAGTTGCAAAAATGAATCTTGATGAATTATTAGAGCTACAGCCAGACTATTGCGAAATAAGGACATGGGAAGCGGAAAACAATCTAAAGGATCGTTGTCATTATTATGTTGCTAGAGACATTAAAGAAGGCAGGCCTGTTGGTATGTCGTCCCAATGCTTTTTTGATCTTAAAGATGCTATTGCTGCTAGAGAGCATTTTTCAAAAATAATGCCAGATCGTGAATTTAAAGTGTTTAAAAATCTAATGACTACAGAAAATTTATTAGAAATGGATGACAACACGGAGTGGAGTTTTCAGTTGCTTGTTGACAAGCATAAGGTGCGTTTAGAGCTCTTAAATAAAGGAGATTCTAATGAATAATGTGTCTCCTGAAACATTGCAAGAAATGGCAGGTATGCGCCGAGAGGCAGAAAGAGATTTAACGGATCTTGTTTTCCTTCTTGGCGTTGCAAGCGAAAAATTGAAGGTGTTGGGTGGAAAGTTTAGCTATTTAGGCACTGAGTTCTCAGACCTAACTATTGCTATTCGCATTGCCAAAGACAGTGCCGAGCAATCGCAGAATTACCACAACACCGAAGCTTTCCAGATTGAAAGTGAAATTAAAAAAGCCTCAGACTCGACATCAAACGGGCTTCTACTCAACGAGCAAAAGAAGTGATTCTCATGGTGAAATTTATCCCTGAATCACTGGCCGCCCCTTTTGTTGTGTGGATGATGGACAAGGGTTTTGCATCATCTCACAAAAAGGGGGATGTTTTCTTAAAGCTAGATAAAGAAGTTTTAAAAATTTCTGTAGGCAGGGAAAATACTAAAAGTTATGAAATGAATGTGGCTTGTCAAAAACGATTCTTGTCGTTTTGCAGGACCTACCTAAACAAAGATAAGTATTTTATAGAGGCGATGCGGATGCGTGGCGCTCTCCAAGTTGCTCATTTAAATGACGATGAACAACCAATATTGCCTAAATTACGGCGCAATCCTTTAGCAGCTCAATTCAATTATTAAAGAGGCTTAATATGAGCGAAAACAGAATGATCATAATGCATGAATCAGAACTTGAGTCTCTGCTTGATCGTGTATGCAGGAAAGCAATTTTAGAGGCATTTGCTGAAAAAGATGATGAGCTTTTGAACATTACTCAGCTTTGTGACCGCATCCCTGGTCTAACTTGGTACACTTTTAAGAAGTTGGCCAAAAGTAAAAAACTGCCTAATGTTCAAGGGAAATACTCATTAAAATTGGTTAAAGCCGCGATGCAATCTCGCTAG